AGGCTAGGGGCCTTCCAGCGCGTTCAAGGTGCTCCCTGTGCAAGGGATCACTCCAATCTCCGGAAAGAGCCTTAAAAAGCGCTCTTAACCCCGTGAGAGAGGAACGAGGCACTGGTGACTTCACTACAAAGCCCCGCTGTTTAGAAACAAACAGTTGAGGGCAGAACGCATCAACCGTGGGAGTAAAACTCACACGACCGATAACGCTCGATCCTGCTTGAGTATTCGGGTACGTACCCAGAATATTCTCGCACAGGCTATGTAGATATTCACCAGCCCTAGTGAAGCCACCGTCAACCAACAGGTTGGCAGTGGCACTCACTGAAACGATTTCTTGAGCGTGCTGTCGCTTATGAGGAAGGTCACGACGGAGACGTACGGGGGTCACATTAGTGCCCGCGTAGTAATCGCCTCCACAAGACTCCCGGAATTTACCATTCCGGAAAGACTTGGACCTATTAACCCTTAGTCCATAGGACTCAAGGGTCTCCTCAACCGCGAGGGTACAGTCCGCGGGGACAATTATGTCATCCCCGTAGACGCGAACCCCACCCGTGGTGAAGAGCCTAAACGCTTCATCACGAGTGTATACACCGGACTTCTGCATACCCATAAAGACTAATGTCGAAAAGACCATTACCTCAATGGGAAAACAGAGTGCGGACCCCATAGAAGCAAACTTACGAAGTGGAACAACTTTACCACTAGGAAGCTTGCTGCGAGTGCTTCGGGTGACCTGAAGTGCATCATGCACAGAAGGCCATGCCGAAGTTGCCGCCTCAACAAGACTGTTGAGAACGCGATCACTCGCCTCAGAAAGGTCGATCGTGGCAAGCTCACCAGAGATAGATCCCTGGCGAGCAAGCACACGATTAGGCTCCTGATCTGTGAAACCCTGCGATTTTCCAATCGCAGAGTGTTCCAACAGGGGCACAAGGGTCGTCATGATAGCCTGTTGCATATATTGCATATGCGTAGGCTCCATGGCAATAACCCGTGGCGTTTTCTGAGTCTTCGGAACAAAAACCACCTTTACAGGTGGTTCAAGTTCCTCAGGGAGTGAGGTAGACTTGTAGCCCGAGAACGGGATCCACGTATGCGTACAATAGTAAGCATACGGAAAAACCGTCTCAAGTCGCTCTGTCCAAGTAGGAAAGAGCCACTTTTGGTTGCCCAGGAGCTTATCCTGAGTACTACCAGGGCCGTGCTTGGGTTTCAATGATGTCGATTCAATCGCCTTATTCAGACGACTGAGGACACCAGAGTAGAGCCAAGCGAAAGCGACATTAAAC